TGCCCTGCCAGGTCAGTTCGGAGACAGTGTCGCGAGTGAAGCCGGTAGGCTCACCGCCAGGCCAGACATCCGGGATTCCGAGCGAGCGAAGCCACGCCATGATCTGGGGAAGAGGCTTCATCGGTGTCTCGGCAAGCGTGTGGTACACCTTGCCGTTTACGGTCTCACCTGCGGTGAAGACCCACTCGATCTGAATGTTGTACTTGCCGGTGCGGTTGGTCCGCACTGCCCCATCGTTCTGGAGCGAGAGGCTGCGGGAGTCGGCGGGGAAGAACTGGGCAATCTGACCAGTGAAGGGATCGGCAAGGATGTGGGGCGCCACGTCGGCGCCACCACCGGTGAACCAGCCGTACTCGTTGGTGAACGTCCAGTCCTTCGAGTTCGAGGTGATGTGATGAGTAGCCCGTGCCGGTCCTCCTGACATCGCACCGTGGTTCCCCAGGTCATGCCTAGAAGCTCCAGGCATCCAAAGGTCTACCATGACTTAGTACCCTCCTTGGGTCAGTTCCAGAACTCTCCACCGCCGCCGTAAGCGGCGGTCTGCGAGAGGTAATCCAGATCTATCGTTGTCTGCTTCTCGCGGTCGCGAGGAGACTGGTACTCGTTGCTGAGATGGAACACAGACTCGATGTCGTTGACGATCTCGCGTGCCCGGGTCTCAGCGAACCACAGCGCCATGACCGTGTCCTGTTTGGCCTTGGACTGCGGGAACCATGTGGTGAGCTGCTCGACGAGGGACTTAACGCCCTCCTGCTGCGAGCGACTGGGAAGCCTGATGAGACCTCGGTCCTCGAGCGCGCCGTCGAACAGCATGGACATAGAGGCCACACCGAAGTCGATGTCGTTCTTGTTGGCCCCGGTGAAGTGTTCCTTTAGGATCGTGCCACGGCTGCCGAGGAAGTTCCTGAGGTCACGGTTCTGCGTGACCATCAGGTTCATCGCGTTCTTCTCGATGACCCACTCGTGCATGTGGTACTTGACGGTCCAGTCCTTCAGCTTGTCGAAGAGGTCGTCCGGCTTCTGGTTGGGAGCGGTCCATACGTCCAGGACGTACCGCATACCTGACATTCGATCGACACCGAGCACGACGGCGGCAGCATGTCCGGTGATGGCAGGGTCGAAACCCCCGACCACGTAAAGCCCATCCATTCCATGTGTGCGATGGCCGGGCGCCCCGGGTGACATGAGGCCTGCGGCACGCATCCCATCGATGCTCGCAGCAACCTTGTTGGCTGGGAAGATCGCATCCTCGACCACCTGTTCTTGCTGATAGACCATCTTCCAGTTCTGGGCCGAGCTGGTGGCTCGGCGCCTGGCTAGGGCCTTGCCTGAGTGCCAGGGATAGAGTCCCTCTTCGTTCTTCTCGCCCACCACTCGTCTTGCTCCGAGCGAGACCGGGGGTCGGTTGGTCCAGGGTGCGAGAACAGTCCAGTCGTCGGGTGACTCTGCAAACTCAAGTACAGCGGGCTGAGTGAGGTACGTCCAAGGAGACTGCTCATCCTGACCGTACCACTCTGGTTTCTGGATCTCGGAGTAGAGCTCAACTGGAGCAAGGCGCGTTCCCACCAGTAGAAGAGTTCCGCCCGGATAGCTGAGTCGGTTGATGACCTCTCGCTGGATCCAGTCGATCTGCTTCTCGAACTCATGGGCATTCTTTCCCGTCACGGTGTCATCGAGGATGATGAGGTCAGCACGGTTGCCGTAGATCTGACCGGTCATGCCCAGGGCCTGTACGGTAGGCGTCGCCTCGCCGGAGTCTCGGGCTTCCGCGTTCACGTAGATACTGTCAGCGGTCCAGGATGCCGAGTTGGCATCGAAGCCGCCGTCCGGAGCGAAGTCAGCCTGGAGCTTGCGGTACGACGGGTTCACCCCCGCCAGGCGATCCTTGATCGCTCTGAGGAACCGCTTGGCCATCTCCTGAGTCTGGGACACGATGATCACTCGGATGTTCGGGTCCTGGCAGACCCGGTATGTAACGTAGTTCACGGTGATCGTCGTGGACTTGGCATGCTCGGGCGGTGTGTTCACGATGAGCATTCCAGGATCACCCTGTTTGAACACCTGGTTCTCATGAAGGTTACGGGGAGGACGTCCCTCAAGGACGTCGTACCACTGAAGCTGATGGTTGAACAGCTTGGTGTCCAGGTACTTCTCACAGAACTCAGGGAAGTCAGGGAGTTCAATTTTGTCAATGGATGAGTCTGCCGACTCCATGAGGCTCAGTCGCTTGTAGTCCTCACGGAACTGCTTGTCAGACTCTTTGTAGTACTGGACGGCTTGTTTGGTGATGCCAAGGTCCGACAGGGCCTTGGCCAACGGGATCCCTTTCCTCAGGTAAGTGAGGATCGTGTCCTTCTTCTCCCGAGTGGTCCTGTTAACTGGTCTAGCCACTTGACTCCCCTTTGGACTGGTGCTTGACTGTTACGGCCCCCTCCCTGGGGGTCGGTGTCCTGGAGCGGGGGAGGTTCCGGGAACGGATGGGTACCAGGGTAGGCAGGGCCCTCAAGGGCCTGCCCTTGTCCTTAAGACTGTAGGCGCCTGTTCCAGCCTCCCTGGGGGTCGGCTGGTTGCGCAACCTCTTGCTTGCTTGTTCAGCGAACCGCTTCGCAGGTTCATTGGTGTACTTATAGAGTAGGGCTGCTCCTGCCCCCTGGGAGCGCATCGTTACCAACCTTTTACCAAACTACTTCGGAGGGTAACCATAGACCGGGTCTTGGTCTACACGGAGTGACATCTAGTGCTCCTGTCCCCGTCAAGTTTTATGACAAAATTGTGTGGGGTCTCACACAACCAGTGTCCGCTCCCAGTTAAAACCCCGGGGTCCGGTTCCTCCCGCTGCGTACACAGATGTGCCTCGATGTCCGATGTGCCCCACCGTGGGGGATGTGTGGTGCTACGCCCTGGTTCGCGGTGTCCACTGTGTCCGACTCTGTGCCGATGTGAGGTGACATGGGCCGAACCGTGTGTATGTGTACAATAATCAGCCATGATGGCCTGATTGTGCACGATTGAGCGCGATTGCCCTGGTTTGTGGAGGGGGACTATGTCCTGACATGCTGACATGGGCACACTGCATGGGTATGCAGCAGGGCGCATAGGGATACTGGATAGCGTCAGTGTGACGATAAGGGGATGTCACCCCTCAGGGTGGTGACGCTAGTGCATTGGTGCTCATATGAGCAGGCCATTACTCCGACGAGCAGCCATGCGTGATCAGCGGAGGGAACGCGCACGCAGGTACCTACGCGTAGAAGGCCGTTCTTTGCAGCGAACAGCAAACCAAGAACGGACATTAGTAGACGTTCTATCCCAGCTCTGTAGCAACCTTTGTACTGTTGCCATGCACAGCTATCCGGTGTGTCCGTTGTGCCCTGCTTCCCCCGCCTATGGGCAGCGCTACGGCGCTGACCTGCACCGATGGGCCAGTTCCATGATTCTTCTACGGAATCAGGCGTTTGCAGGGGGTGCAGCACAAGCAAACAGCAGGTGTTCACAATAGCTCTGACCTGCGATGCTTGACGAGATTCGAGCAAACAGCCAATGTTCTCGTTGTCAGGCCAGCACGGATGACGGGGAGGCCAGCAAGGCTCCCGAGTGGCAAGCGCCGTCCAGTCTGTGACTGGAAGCCCACAGCGTCTGACGCAAAGTGCGGACTGTCGCCCGAGAGGGTGGCCGGTAAGCAGCGCTCATCGCCCCGAAAGGGGCTGAGGGGAACCGTAAGGGCCCTCACGAAGGGGTTGACAAGCCGCTAGGTCTAGGGCAAGGTCGACCTCAGCACCACGGCAGGACACGCAAGAGCCAGCAAGCGCAAGGCCTCACAAGGGTCAGGGTGGTGCTGGGAACCTCGCTCCTTGATAACTCAACAGTGCGAACACCTGACGCGGCCCCACCAGGCCTCGAAGCTCATCTGTGGAGTACTGCGGAAGCAGCCCACCCGTGACCGGCGAGGATGGCATTGTGGACCGATCCCCGGACGGTGGGAGCACTGAATAGTAAGACGTCTGGTGAGCGACACTCGGTCGCTAGTGGCTTTCATGCCGTCCGCCAACGTCCTCCCCGCCGCTAGGTACTCCCCTGCTGCTTCCACAGAGAAGGTGTGCACCGAACGCGAGGATCAAGGACGTTGGGCAGGGCTTAATGCGTGCCACGAACATCGAGCTAGCTCACCAGACGGTCCAACGTCTAGGCGCCCTTCGAGGCGCCTGGGCATTCCCTGTAAGAGCTATCGGCTACAGGAGGACATGCTCGTCGACACGTACTCACCTGAGTGCTATGCAAGCGTCAGCCCGTATACCTAAGGTTCGGGTCGGGGCGCAGTTGCGTACTCAGTTGAGCAACGGCGGCGAAAGACTGTTCACCTGTAGCCTCTTGGCTCCGCAGAGAGAGAAGGACAGGATGATCAACGTCAAGAACACCGTGACCAACCTGGTTGGCATCACGGTGGGACAGCGTAAGGACGGCTCTAGGGCCGTCCTCTTCGATGACAACTCGGTTGCCTGGTTCGACGCGGACCTGTTCGCCACGTACTTCGTGGAGGTCTGATCATGTACGAACTTCAGCAGGTGTTCACCCACTGCTGGGTGACCGTCTCGTCTCACGACGACTGGTACGAGGCGCAAGATGCGGCCATGGATATCATGGACGATGAGCGCCCCGACACTGTCCGAATCGTGGAGATCTGATCATGCGAGGCTGGTTCTGCAAGGTGTGCGAACGGTTCAACAACGTCTGGCACTCCGAGTGCTGGTACTGC